TCATTGGAAGATCATGTTAGTCATCACAATGCAATATCCGCTTGGTATTCCGCCCAATTTGCGCACGAACATTGATTACGTGTTTATCCTGCGCGAGCCCTACATTGCTAACCGCAAACGCATCTGGGAGAATTACGCGGGCATGTTCCCCACGTTTGAGAGCTTTTGTCAGGTGATGGACCAGTGCACCGAGAATTTTGAGTGCTTGGTCATCAATAACAATGCGAAATCCAACAAACTGCACGAACAAATCTTCTGGTACAAGGCGCAACAGCACGGTCCGTTCAAGTTAGGCTCTAAGGAATTCTGGGAAATCTCCAAAGATCTGCACTCGGATGATGAAGAGGAGTCATACGACCCCAAAAACTCCGGTAAAAAAGGGCCCAAAATCAACGTAAAAAAGAGCAAATGGTGAAAAGCGCTCACGCAACTGCGTGAGCAAGATTTGCATGTTGAAAAAATAGCTCCCCATTTATGTCTGCTTTCGTATACGCGAAAGCGATTTGTAATCTTGATTTCTCAATGCGAAAGGCAAATTTTAAAAAGTGCTTTTGCACAAACAAAAGCACTTTTTCATAAACTAATTTAATATGGTTAAACTGGTTTTATGATATCTGCTTTCAAAACATAAAAACACTTATGCCTAAACCAACTTAAACAGAGTCCGCCTATGCATAGTATAAACCCATACCTCATGGAACCCGCAACACATACACATCAACAACAACAGCAGGAGCTGAACATCGTTGAGCTGATTGAGAAAAACCCCATCACCCGACTGTCGCAAGAATACAATGGCAGACTGTTGACCAAAATTCAGGAATCATTCACTGGATTTGAACAACAGTTGTTTGTGAGTAGTTTTTATTGCTACTTGAACTATGACAAAAATTTGGATTTCGTCGTTGATTTGGACAATGTCTGGAAATGGTTAGGATTTCAACAAAAGGTGAATGCAATGACCTTGTTGGAAAAACAGTTCAAAATTGACATTGATTACAAAAATCTCACTACTTTGGATACCCCGAAACTAAAAATGAATGGCGGTCACAACAAGCAAATTATCATGCTTACGGTTCGTTGTTTCAAGTCGTTGTGCCTGAAGGCCCAAACGAAAAAGGCATCAGAAATCCATGAGTATTACATGAAGATGGAAGAGGTTTTGCATCAGGTCGTGGATGAAGAGACCGATGAACTCAAACAGCAGTTGGAACAAAAAAACGCCGTCATCCAAGAAAAGGAATCCATGATCCAAGAAAAGGAATTCATGATCCAATCCACGAAGAAGGAGAAGCAGCGCGCCGTGGAGCAAGCGATCATTGGCCAGTTCCCGTTGAACACGGAGTGCATCTACTTTGGCACCATTGACAACACGAATGCTGAAAACGATAAGCTGATCAAATTCGGCCACACGAACGATCTCTCCACCCGCGTGATGGACCACCGCAAGAAATACCAAAATTTCGTGCTGGTTGCCGCCTTCCGGGTGCAAAACAAGGTGGAGATAGAGAACCTGATCAAGACGTATCCGAAGATCAAGCGCCACATCCGCAGCATTGAAGTGGGCGGCAAAAACAAGACCGAAATCATTGCATACGACAGCACGAATTTCACGATTGAGCGGCTGAAGAAACACATCGCCGACATCATTCATTCGCGCACGTACAGCATTGACAATTTCAACCGGCTGATGCAGCGCAACGAGGTGCTTGAAGCCGAGAACCGTGAACTGCAAAAAACGGTGGCAACCCAGGCCCTTGAACTGAACGATTTGCGGGAACTCACGACCAAACAGAAGCAGGAGCTGGAGGTGGTTGCGGCGGGTCACCAATCGGTGTATCAGAACGTGCTGCTGCCGGAGGACGAGCTGACGCAGAAGTTCAACGAATTCATCAAAGTGGCGTGCATTGTGCGCCCCGACGTGGAGGAGTCGTCGGTGAGCATGGAGGGACGCTTCCGTCTGTGGTGTCAAACCAAGCCGACAAAAGAGACGTTCCACGCGCTGAAGAACTATTTGGACGTGCGATTCAAGGCCAAGCGTATTCGCGGGGTGCACGGCTACCTTGGCGTGAAACTGAAAACGGTGGAATACAAGAAGATATTAGTGTCCAATTCCGCGGAGGCATCATCGCTTTCGTTGAACCCGAATGCGGAGACGTTTTTGTTTGAACGATGCCAATTTTCGGACTGCGGCAAGATTCTGAATTCGGTTTTATTAAAAGAGTACCAGAAGTGGAAACAGTCGGTTGGAATACCATTGGTCGAGACGGACATGAAGGATTTGAAAGCGTATTTGAATGCGTCGCCGCATGCACTGAAAGCGACCGTATGGACCGAGCAGGGAAACAACGAAGGATACTATGGCGTGTCATTGCGTGATGATTATTATGCCATGACGAATGCAGTCACCAATAACCCAATATGCACATCAACCATTGGCAAAAAGGTGGAAAAGAGGGAGGCGACCACGCACCAGCTGTTGAGTTCGTGGCCCACGATTGCCAACGCGGCGTTGGCGGAAGGCTTTTGCGCCGCAAAAATGAGCCGATACGTCAAGGCCAAGACGGTCATTGCCGATTATTATTATTCTCAGGGAACGTAGTTCAGCGCAGTAGCCTTTGGCCCCGAACCCCTCCTCGGGGGGACATGCGTCCACTGCGTAGTGCCCTTTAACCCCCACCTGTTCATTGGATTATCGGATTTATTGTGCATAAAATTGAAATACTAATCCCGACGGTTACGTTGGTTGTATTATTTCTTGAATTTCTCTCTAATTTGAAATTCAGGAAACCCAAAAATGCGTGTTGGTGCATCACACTCCAATAAAGGCCGGCATCATCATGCGCGAATAAATCGTTGCGATAATAACATGAGTCCTCCGAAAATGGAGAGATTCTTTGTGAATGAAATCATTTCCGATGGATCGGTTTGAAAATGAAAAATTAAAATCGTCATCGCGATAAAGCATAGCCAACGTGCGCATGGGTACATCATGTGTTGGCATCTTTAGGGTTTTGTTATTGTATGAAATGAGAGAAAATGGATTAAAACTATGCGTTGATCCAATCACATTATTAAGGGGGGCGAATTTTGACAATGTTGAAACCAAAATAACCCCGCGACTGGTGTTCGTATTGTTTAACGTAACCGTGATTCAATTCAATGAAATACTGATGAATGTAAATAATTAAAAATAAAAGAATAATAATGTATAATCATAAAGTATAGACAAACAGTTATGACTAGTGTTATTACTGAACCAATACAAAACGGTCTAAATAACCTCGCAACGGCATGTGACCAACTATCAAGCGCTATCAAAACACAACAAAAAAAGGAGCAGACGTCGGTTGTTATAGCGAAAGAATTAGATGCAACACCGATAAATGATGGGTTGCAACAGCAACATGAAGAGCAACAACAGCAACAACAGCAACAACAGCAACAACAGCAACAACAGCAACATGAACATCAGAGTGAGGCATCAAATACAGGGCAGATAGAGGGTGATATACTTGGTTTAAAAGCTGATCAGGCAGCGAATCAGGCAGTGGAAGCTGATTCGGAAGCTAATACGGCAGCGGCTCCGGTAGTGGAAGATCCGGCAGCGAATCAGGCAGCGGCTCCGTTTCCCAAACCCCCCCCCTCAGGGCCGGCCCGAGGACCGCGACCCGCCGTGGGCGGAACCCGAAAACCTAGAATGCACAAGCGCAAAAAAACGCAGCGCAAACGGTCAAAAACGATCAAAAAGAAAAATAAGGCCTGAAAACGTAAGTAATTAAGACCCCGAGTTTGATTTGGATTGTTGTATTTATTTTTTGTTGAATTTCTCTCTAATCTGAAATTCAACAAACCCGTAAACGTATTGTAATATGAGTGTATGACGCGTTGGTGCATCATGGGTTTGCCAATATTCATCTCGTTGTGTTTAGAAAACGAGAGAAAATGGATAAAAATACACATTCATTATAAGGGAACCAAACGAATGGCAAGTGGAGCAATTGATGCAAGTAAACTAGAAAATGAGTTGGTGGCATTTGTAGAGGGTCATCCAGAAACATTTAGTCCACAAGATATCATTAATTTGCGACGTAGTATTATTATTCATTGTTTTCAAATTGCAGGAACTCCGAATTCTAGTCATCCCCATGTGATTCATGCAGTCAAACTTATTATGGAAAACATACATAACAAATTGAAAGTAAAAACAATAAACACGTCGCAGGATGTTAAGGACGCATTACGCAAATTTGAATTGTGCGTGGAATGTCAATCCATTATTGGAAATGCTGGTGGCAATGAAATGCTTCACCCGCCTTCGCCCCCAGATTACAGAGAAAATCTGTATGGATTGGTAAAAAGAAAAATAAATGAATACCATGCGAAAGTATTGAAATTATGGGCGGATATGTTGGTTCGCGAAGGGGAAATAACCCCACAGGCCATTAACGAGACGGAAACAGTTGTAAAAACAAAAGATGGTTACGAACGAAAACTGCGTGAATTATGCGGAAACCCTTCTGGAAAAGTATTTGATCGCGGTCATGTAAAAAAATTGGAAAATTCAGTGTTAATTGAATTTTTGAGTTTGTTTCGTGTTGCAACTCTTGCCCAAATGACAGCGAACTACGGTAATATAGGTCCATTGGACACAATCGTGGTGTCAATCATATCTCAGTTTGTTGATAATCAATTGAATCTTATGCGGTTAACATGCAACGTGGTTCAAAGGCCATTTCCAGTCTACGCGTATTTGTCATCCGAAACATTAGACCTATGCACACAATCAATTGGACATTTTCCAGATGAGAATGAGTTTGCATATTTTGAGCCACCATTTAAACCTCTCAGTCCATCATTTTGGGTAGAGGCACCAATGTCAACACCAACGTCACCACTAACGTCACCACCAACGTCAACACCAACGTCAACGCCCACATTTAAGGGTGGAAAAAAGACGAGGCGAAAAGCAAACAAAAAACGTAAGCACTTCAATAACAGCCGGCGGCGCATTCGTCGTCGTTAGTCCTGGCGTTAGTCCTGGCGTTAGACTTGGATGCATTTGGGAGATTTAAGCATGATGACTTTACCGGGGGTTTCGGTGCGCCGCACATATTTTGCGGGCAAGTAATTGATGCCCACGCTTTGCAACCCTCGGATGCCTGGTGCTGCGCGGTCCTTCACTAACGTGGCTGCGCGTTTAATGACGTCGGCGTCGTATGTGCCCGCCTTTGCCGTGTTTATAACGACGGCGTGCGCGCTGGGAAAATCTTTCAGATGGAACCACATGGCGTGCTGCGGGGCGCGTTTAATGAGTGCGTCATTCTCGGCCTGGTTTGCGCCGACCTGGATGGCGTAAGTGCCGTTGAAAATCTCGGAGTACATTTAGCAGCACTCGTTGGTTATGTATTTATGTATTTATGTATTTATGTATTTATGTATTTATGTATTATTTAGGGTGACCGGGCTTTCCAATCAATTTTATTTGCATTGCCACTGCGCGTATTATTTTAAATGTATGCATTTTTATATTTAATATTTATATATTCATATTACATAACATAACCACATTAAGAACGATAAAAATGTATCATTTAGTTAACGCAACAAAGTTGCTCCGAAGGCAACAATGGCTGCGACAATACGAAGAGCAACAACGCTTGCAGCAGCTGCAACAGCAACAGCAACAGCAACAGCAACAGCAACATGCAGAGCAACAACGTTTGCAGCAGCAACAACGTTTGCAACATGAAGAGCAACAACGTTTGCAACATGAAGAGCAACAACGTTTGCAACATGAAGAGCAACAACGTTTGCAACATGAAGAGCAACAACGTTTGCAACATGAAGAGCAACAACGTTTGCAACAACAACAGCAACAACAGCATCAACAACAGCAGCAACAGCAACAGCATCAACAA